TTTTTAACACATAAGGAAATAAAAACATGGCGGTAATTGAAGGTAAAGCTTATTGGGCTTCAGTAACGACACCTAATACAAAGTTTGAACCAGTATATACTGTAAGTCTTTTAGTAGATGAAGACGTTGCTAAATCTTTTGCTTCAAAAGGTTATGCAATTAAGCAGCTACAAGAAGGCCCTGCAATTGTAATCAAGCGTAAGGTTGCTACAAAAGCAGGTAAGAAAAACGCACCTCCTAAATTGATTGATTCTAACAAACAGCCTCTTGATATTTTGGTTGGTAATGGATCAGATGTGAAAGTACAATATCGTGAGTGGGAAACCACAAACAGTTATGGTAATTTCAAAGGCTTAGATTTTCAAGCTATGCAAGTAATTAATCTTGTACCCTATGGTGGCTCAGCAGATGCTGATGGCGCAGAGTTGGGTTACGTAGAAGAAGAATCGGAGTTTTAAAATGAATGTATTTACTAACGATGGTGTAGAATACGATGTATCTTTGCTACCACAAGAAGCTCAACAAGCTTTTGCTTTGTTAGCAGATGTAGTACAAAGAAAACAAAAGCTAGAAACAGAACTTAATGTTCTTACTGCAGCAGGTAAAACATTTAATGATCTAGTAATGAATCAGCTTACTAAAGATGCAATTATTGAAATCAATACTGATGAGCCAGAACTTCCTGACTCAGAAGGTTTGGGCGAAGGCCCTGATTTAGATTGGCGCATTGACTAGTAAACTATCCTTCCTCTCGGGACTTCCTCACTTCGGGCGAAGTCCCTCTTTTCATTTAAATTATAAGCGGAGAAACCAATGGGTTTTGTTAAGTTCCATGTTGCATGTAGATCGTGTGGCAGTAGTGATGCTGTCAGTGTTAATGACAATGGCTCAGCAAAATGTTTTAGTTGTGGCGAGTTCTTTCCAAATTATGAAGAACCTGTCACAGACTTGACTGAAGTTTACAAAAGAGAAAATATAAAAATGCAAGAAACACCAATATCTCAAGACGTATATGTAGGTACGTTTGGTGCCTTACGAGATAGAAGTATCTCAGAAGATACAGCAAAAAAGTTTAATGTCAGAGTTACATATGATTCTGCTGGAGAAATAGACAAGCATTACTATCCTTATTATTCAGGCAATGAAGTTGTTGCATACAAGATTCGTAAAGTAGCTACAAAAAGTTTTAGTAGTCAAGGAGAAATGCAAAAAGGTGAGTTGTTTGGTCAGCAAATATGTAATGCTGGTGCTAAGTATATTACTATTACTGAAGGCGAATGCGATGCTATGGCAGCGTATGAATTGACAGGTAGCAGATGGCCTGTAGTATCTGTAAAGAGCGGTGCTCAAGCAGCGGCATCAGATGTTAAAAAGAACTTTGAGTTTCTTAATTCTTTTGAAAACATCATTATATGTTTTGATTCTGATAAACCCGGTCGTGAAGCAGCTTCTAAAGTAGCTTCTTTGTTTCCACCTAACAAAGCAAAGATTATGACTTTGCCTGTAGATTACAAAGATCCTAATGACATGCTTAGAAAACACAAACACAGTGAGTTTGTAGAATGTTTTTGGCAAGCTAAGTCTGTTACTCCTGCTGGTATCATACGTGTATCTGAAAGAGCAGAAGATTGGAAGAACAGAGCTTTAGCTGCAAGCATTGATTATCCTTGGTCGGGACTTAATGCAAAGCTTTTAGGTATGCGTCGAGGTGAACTAATAACTGTTGCAGCAGGGACAGGCGTAGGTAAGTCAAGCATCATGCGTGAGTTAGAGCATTGGATACTTAACAACACGGAAGACAACGTAGGTATCATTGCGTTAGAAGAAGATTGGAGACGCACAGTAGATGCTATTATTGCTGTAGAGTACAGTGAGAAAATGCATCTTAAAGAAGTAAGAGATTGTTACACAGAAGAACAGTTAGATGAAATGTATAAAACTGTAACTTCTAATGATAGGCTTTTTGTACATGCTCATTTTGGAATCAACAATGTTGAAGACATTATGACTAAGCTTAGGTATTTGATTGTAGGTTGTGATTGTAAATGGATTATTCTTGATCACTTGCATATGTTAGTTTCTTCAATTTCTGAAGGAGATGAACGCAGACTTATTGATAATGTAATGACACAGATTAGAAGTCTTATTGAAGAAACAGGTGTAGGCTTCTTGCTTGTATCACACTTGCGTAAGATAGATGGTAACTATGGTCACGAAAATGGTGCAGAGGTAGCAGCTAGTCATCTTAGAGGCAGTGGTAGCATTGCTCAAATATCTGATTGTTTAATTGCTCTTGAAAGAAATCAACAAGCAGAAGACAAAATTGAGGCTAACACCACGAAGATTCGTGTGCTTAAATCTAGGTACACAGGTGAAGTAGGTGTAGCTACTCATCTATTATATGATCATGTAACAGGGAGGCTTTCTGAATTTCAACCAGAAGAAGAATTAGAATTACTAAGTACAGAAGAAAAAGATTTCATACCATTTTAAAGGAAGTAAAATGAATCTAGTATTTGATATTGAAACAGACGGGTTAGATGCATCAGTAATATGGTGCATCGTAGCCAAAGACATAGATACAAATAAAGTATACTCTTACCCTCCAGAAAAAATAGATGAAGGCTTAGAGTTGTTGGAAAAATCTAAAATATTGATTGGTCATAATATTGTAGGATTTGATATACCTGTACTACAAAAGTTAACAGATATATCTTTCAAAGATAAAAAGATAATTGATACATTAGTTCTTTCCCGATTAGCTAATCCTGAAAGAGATGGTCACGGTTTAAAGCCTTGGGGATTTAGATTAGATTATCATAAGGGATTAATGGAAGAAGAAGACTTTAGTGAGTACACTCCAGAAATGTTAGAGTATTGCATCAATGATGTTGAATTAAATACTTTAGTATTTCAAGAGTTGATAAAAGAACTCAAAGGTTTTGGAGAAGAGTGTGTAAAGATTGAGCATGAAGTTGCTGACATTTTAAAGAAGCAAGAAAATCATGGCTTCTATTTAGATGTTGTTAAAGCAGAAAAATTACTTGCTCTTTTTAGAGAAGAAAACGCAAAGATTGTTGAAGAAGTTCATAAAGTATTTGTGCCTCGTAAAGTAAAAGTCAAAACAGTTGTGCCTAAGTTTAAGAAAGATGGTACTCTTTCTAAACAAGGACTTACTGAAGAAGAGTATGATAGACTTTCAAAGCTTCACGAAAGCCAAGTGCTTGCTTTTGATAGGTATAAAATTGAAGACTTTAATTTAAATTCAAGACAGCAGATTGGAATGTATCTTCAAGACTTTGGATGGGAGCCTAAAAAGTTTACACCTACAGGACAGCCTGTTGTTGATGAAGGAACTTTAAAATTAATTAAACATATACCTGAAGCAGCATTAATTAATAGATTTTTACTGTTAAACAAACGTATAGGTTTGGTAGAGTCATGGTTTAAATTTTTAAAGAATGATAGAGTTCATGGATACACTGTACATAACGGTGCTGTTACTGGAAGGATGACACATTTTAAACCTAACATGGCGCAAATACCTGCGGTTTATAGTCCGTATGGTAAAGAGTGCAGAGAATGTTGGACTGTTCCAAAAGGATACAAACTTGTAGGCATTGATGCTAGTGGTTTAGAGTTGAGAATGCTTGCTCATTACATGAATGACAAAGGTTATACACATGAAATACTCAATGGAGACATACACACAGCTAATCAAGAGCTTGCAGGACTTGAATCAAGAGATCAGGCAAAAACATTCATCTATGCTTTCTTGTACGGCGCTGGAGATGAAAAGCTTGGAAGCGTGGTGCAAGGAAACAGAAGAGATGGTAAAAGACTTAGAGGGAGTTTCCTCAATAATTTACCATCACTTGCAAATCTTAAAGACAGGGTTGAACGAGCGTCTCAAAGAGGATTCCTTAAAGGATTAGATGAACGTAAAGTAACAATCAGATCAGCACATTCAGCTTTAAATACTTTATTGCAAAGTGCAGGAGCTATTGTAATGAAAAAAGCTTTAGTGCTTTTTAAAGAAAGTATTAAAGATTTGGATGCTCATTTCGTAGCCAATGTACATGATGAGTGGCAAGTAGAAGCTAGAGAAGATATAGCAGAAGAAATAGGACAAAGAGGAGTACAAGCTATTGTCGATGCAGGAATGTATTTTAACCTAAGATGCCCTTTAGATGGGGAGTATAAGATAGGAGATAACTGGAGTGAAACACACTAAACAAGATCCAAGTAGAGTAGGTGATTTAGCAGAACATTACGCCATAACATGGCTATGGGATAACGGATATCAAGTTTTTAAAAACTGTGGATGTACCGGGCCTATAGATTTAATTGCTATGGATGAAGAAGGCAACATAAAAAAAATAGATGTCAAGTCTTATAAAGATGGTAGGCTTTCTGCAAGAACATCTAAACAAAAGGAACTTGAAGTTCAGTATCTCCATTACAATTCTTTAACTAGAAAATTAAGGTTTATAAAACATAGAAAATGAAAGAACTTAGTACAGTTGTTGAAGATATTTATTCAACATTAAAACCATTGTCTCAAAATAAAGCAGTACCTATTGATCCTCAAATGCTTGAAGATTTAGGAGAATCTTTAAAGAGTTGTATTCTTCATTGGGCTACACCACATAGAGACTCTACTAAATATATTAGAATGTCTAATGTAGGAAGACCTTTACGTCAGCTTTATTTTGATATGAAAGAAGAGTCAGATAAAAGTTTTAGCGATTCAAGTTTTTTACCAATTAGATTTTTATATGGTCACTTGCTTGAAGAAATACTTTTATTTCTTGTTAAGCTGTCAGGTCATGAGGTTAGTGATGAGCAGAAAGAAGTTTCTGTTGACAACATTAAAGGACACATTGACTGTAAGATTGATGGAGAAGTAGTTGATGTAAAGACAGCATCTAACTTTGCTTTTAAAAAGTTTAAAGAAGGAACTCTTAGAGAAGACGATCCTTTTGGATACCTTGCTCAGCTTAGTGGCTATGAAAAAGCAGAGAAGTCTAGTAACGGAGGCTTCTTAGCTATCAATAAAGAAACAGGGGAAATTACCTTGTATCAGCCAGACGAGTTAGACAAACCAAACATTAGATATTTAATTAGCAAAGTTAAAAAAGCTATGGATCTGGATACCGCACCTGAAGAAATATGCTATCCTCCAATACCAGAAGGTAAGTCAGGAAACATGAAGTTACCTAAGCAGTGTTCTTTTTGTGCTCACAAACAAAAGTGTTATCCAGATTTAAGAACCTTTAAATACTCTAAAGGTTTAACATATCTCGTTAAAGTAGTAAACGAACCTAAAGTAGAAGAGATTTTATAATGTTAAGTAATCCAGTTAGTAAGAAACAAAAAATGAATGTGCTTGTTGTAGGATTAGCTTATCAATGGGTGAAATCTTTAATGCCTGAAGGTACAGAAATTTCTGTGTTAGAAGCTCTTCAACAAGTACCAGATGAGCCTTACTTTTTTTCTAGAGGGCAAGTAAGAATAAACTCATACACATTTAAATGGTTTAGAAAAAGAATTAAAAAAGTGTTACGAAAAACAAAAAAGCCTATTATGTCTGTTACATTATATGAGGTTATGAATGCGTAAGCCTAGGGTAAAAAGACCTGTAGAAAAAGACAAGCCCAAAGGATACGATTCTAAATGGGAATATAAATTACATAAAAATTTAATTCCTAGTTGGGACTTGCATTCTCAGAAATTATCGTATATAATAAAGCACACTTATAATCCTGATTTTATTAAAACTATAGATGGTAAGACCATTCTTCTTGAAGCTAAAGGAAGATTTTGGGACTATCAAGAATACAATAAGTACATTTGGATTAGAGAATCTTTGCCAGAAGATTATGAATTAGTGTTTTTATTTGCTTCGCCTTATGCTCCAATGCCAGCAGCAAGACGTAGAAAAGATGGCACTAAGTTCACTCATTCAGAGTGGGCAACAAAAAATAAATTTAAATGGTTTTCAGAAAAAACATTTCCTGAGGAGTGGAAATAATGAGTATTGATAATATAACGCCAGAGGAATGGAACAAGATGGGTTTTAAAACTATAAAAGATAAAGCTATTAATGATCTTGACAATGAGCCTAATGATCATCCCCTATATGGAGATTATAAGTTTGATCCTGTACACAAGCCAGAGCATTACAATAATGGTGATCTTGAATGTATTGATGCTATCAAGGGTATGCTTACACATGATGAGTATATAGGTTATCTCAGAGGGAATGCGCTTAAATATCTCTGGAGATTTAGGTATAAGGGCAAGCCTGTAGAGGATCTTCGTAAAGCTCGTTGGTATGAAGAGCGATTAATTAATTATTTGCTGGAGCATCCAAGTGAGCAGTTGGGATAGAAAAGCAGAGCGTACTGAAAGGTTTCAAAAAAGAAACAAAGCTAAAGATAAGAAACAAAATAAAGCCCGTACTCGAAGCTACAGGCAAGAGCAATTAAAAGAAAGGGATGATTTGAATGACATCAAAGATTGGAAAACAGGATTATTTAGGGATTGAAATTGATTACGATAAAGAAAAAAAGCTTAATACTTTTTCTTTAGAAACTTTAAAAGATAGATATTTTTGGGAAGATGAAACACATGCACAAGAAGCTTACGCAAGAGCTAGTATTTACGGGTCAACTTATCAAGGGCGCATTGATTGGGCTATGGCTCAAAGGCTTTACAATTATAGCAGCAGTAATTGGTTTATGTTCAGCACTCCTATTCTTAGTAACGGGGGAAAGACTAGGGGCTTACCTATCAGTTGCTTCCTCAATCACGTACCTGATTCAAGAGATGGTCTTTCTTCTCACTATGATGAGAATATCTGGCTATCAAGCACCGGCGGAGGCATCGGAGGATATTGGGGAGAAGTGCGTTCTAACGGCATCTCTACTAGGAACGGTAGTCGTTCTACTGGTACTATACCATTCATCCATGTCGTAGATAGTCAGATGTTAGCCTTTAATCAAGGCGTAACAAGGAGAGGATCTTATGCAGCATATATGGATATCAGCCATCCAGAGGTTGAAGAATTTATCGCTATGCGAAAAACTACTGGGGGTGATCTTAATCGTAAGTG